TGTTTCATATGATGGTGGTCTGATACCTTTTGAAGGTTGAAGTGTGGTTGCTGAATGAAGTCTTTTTTCGATTGGAATAATGCCGCCAGCCCATTCCTTTGTTTTGTAATCATAAATTTTTGTAAAATATTGTTGAACACCTTGATATGCCACTATTTCTATGGCATCCACATCTCCATCCGGCAGTGTGGGCCATGCTCTCATCACATTCACATTGTTAAAATTTTCATCATAAAAATAAGTTTCCACACTCACAGCACCATTCAATCCGTTGGGTGTAGGAGTCAATGTGGTTTTCTGATTGTTCAATTTGTGTTGAAACAAGAATGAATCTATGCCTTTGTTTTCATACAAGGTGCTGTCTATGGTCACATCATTAGGATCAATAAATATTTCACAGATAGGTGAAAGAGGTTCTGTTTCGTTTTCAGGTGGTGTTGAATCTGGATTGGTGTAATTCAAATTGACAGGTTCTTGTGGCTTCACCCTCACTTTGTTGTAGTATTGATTGGGTAAGAACAACGGTGGTGGCAATTCAGTTTGCACAGTGGCCACATGGGGATATATGGTAGCATCGTGTTCCACACATTCCAACTTGAGATTACCAGCCGCTTCTAAAGTTATACCCATCACTCTGAATGTGACCTGATCTAAATTTAGTATCTCATCTGACACTCTGATGATGTCTCCCACTTCCACATTAAGCAATTCTTGAGTGGCAGAAAATGTGATCTGTCTTTGCTTTCTAGATTTTGCGTAGATCATTCTGGCAATATCTTGTGCTATGGCTCTGTTGGTTAGTGTTTCAAATGTGAATTCACCTGTTAAATCTTCATTGTCATCTATGGCAACATCTCCTGATGTTGAAAAGAATACCTGTTGTGAAGAAAATTCTCTCATTGGGTCAATATAATTCACAATCACTTGATTGTATTTGGTATCTTTTTGTTCTCCTGTGAGTGCCACAGTGCCTATGAGATTGTCTTCTGTGACATCGTATGCCACACTCACTGTAGAACTTGTGATGTCTGTTGGATCGCCACCATCTTCCACTCTCAATTTGTATCTGCCTTGAACAAATGGCAAAAATGATCTTGCTCCACTCAACAGCACCTTGGTGTTGTTCAATATGGTTCTTGTGGTGTCTATCACAGCATTGGTGGTCATGATTGGACCCGAGGATCCATCGTCTGTGTCAAATGTTACCACTTGATTGAATTTGTCTGCGGCTATCTTGAATGAATCCGCATTGATTTCTTCTTTTTTAAATCCACCACCATATCTTGAATTCATTAGATAGTCCAAAAGACAATTGGCAGGATTTACGGAAAATGTTTTTGTGAGATCAGCATAGTCATTCACAAGATCCAAACCACCTGCGTGAGTGGCAACATCATAAACCTTTTTGCCATTCAATTCAAATTCTATCTGAGGTAATCCTCCTCCATATGGGTTGGCATCAACTTCTTCTTGACTGGTTGCTTTCCATGTGAATTTGAATGCCACATAGGCAATGCCTGGCAGTGTTCTTGCTTTGGATGACCAAGTGGGTGCTCCATCGGCAAGACTGCTTTGTGCTTGGGTGTCTGAGCCGTTGAAACATTGAAAAGCCAATCTGCCTGAATATCTGCCGCCACCATTGTATGGTTTGCCCGCTGTGTAGTAGGTGCCATCTGGTGATGCTCCCACAAAATGTCCATCCACATACATTTTTCTAAAACCTTGTATTTCTCCTTCAGACACAGCATACACCACATACAGGTCTGAATTTTTTTCACCATCTGTTTCTGCAAATATGGGTATTGAACCCACTCTTCTGTAGCCGTAAATCACAGGTATGCCTTGGTTGGTGCCTGGCTTGGTGACTTTTACTCCTGAAGCGATATTGTCCGCATCAAAGCCTCCCAATTCAGGCAATCCAAAAGGTTTGATTAAGAAACCAAACACATCACCCACAAATGAAGTGATCTTTTTGACAATCTTTTTGAACACCTTGGTGACTGCTTTAAAAACTTTCTTAATGGGATTACCACCACCTCCTCCACCACCGCATTGTGCAACAGGACCTTGATACTCGAAAGATTCCTCTTCGATGATGTTCATGTCTTTGTCGTAGACTATTTTGCTATACACCTTCATTTGATCGTTCTATTCCTTTGATAAAATATTCTCCAATTGGATTCATACCTTTTGATTTAAAATATATTCGTGCTCTTCTCATGTAGTCTTCTTCTGGTTCAAATTTTTCGTTGAAATGTAGCACACTGCTCAACACATATTCACAATTATTTTGTTCAAACCAAGCAACCACATCATCATACAATCCATCTGCCAATCGCTTGGATCTTTTTTCTGGGTGTGTGTAGATAAAAAATATTTCGCCATACACTTTTGGATTCCAATGTTTCATTGTGAGCATGCCAGCACAGAATCCTATGATGTGATCCTGTTCTGTTGCCACACTCACATAATATCTTGGATCTATCACTGCTTCTCTAATCACATGGGCCAAATGTTTTTCATCTATTTTGTCGCTTTCTGGCACTGAGGCATCTTGTGCCTGTGTGTGAATACAATCAATCATACGATTGATATCATCTTTGTTCATCTGTCTTATTATCATGCTGATTTCCCCCAATCTATATCAGACAGTGTTTCGTGTGAATATTCCATACCAAAGTCATTAGGATGTTCTCTTTGAAAGTTTGTGAGATTGCTTCTTCTTCCTGATGTTCTTTGAAAGTTTATGAATTGACTGCTCACTTGTAAAACAATGTCTGCGTTATTAACATTGTTATTTACAGCATAGGCGGCAACTCTACCCTTAAACAAGAGAAAGCCACTGTCACCTGCTGAGTCACCTTGAAGTTGTTGTGTGATGGGATCTAAAAATGCTCTTCTTATCTCCACAGTTCTATTGATTATGTTTGATGTCGCATAAGTGGTGATGTTGCTGACATCCAATGCTGAAATCTGTATGCTGACAGAATGAATCTGTATTTCTGAAGTTTCTTGTCCTTCTGTGATGGATAGAAAATCTCCCTGTGCTAGATAAGTGTCTGAATTGAAATTAATATCATATGGAGCATCTGTCCACAGTGTGTAAGAATTGTCTGGCTTTTGAATCTTCACCAGCAACACACTCACAAATGAATTGCCTGCTAGATATGTGTTTAGAGCCGTGGGAAACTCTCTTGTCATTAGATAACCTCCTGAACATCAATCCTGCAATTCACAGTGCCGTCTGTGTTATATCTATATTCCTGTAGATCATTTGTGAAAATCATTTTGAAATACACATCATCATAATTCACTTCTGTGCCTGCGGGAACATCTGCTGTTAATGGTGGTTCAAAGTTGAGATGAACACCGCCTGCAGAATCAGGTGTGATGTCTGTGGTTGCCATATACACTTTGTCATGATTGTTAAACTGTATCACATCACCCATGTTGATGATGGTGCCATCAGTCCAAGCAGTCATGGCAATTTCTACATCTGTTGCGCCTTTGGAATAATCCACAGCATCTTGAGCACCTGTTGTGATTGTGCCTGTGGTTGCTCCTGCTGTTCTTGATGAAATGTTGGGCAGTATAATTTTGAAATCGTTGAGTGGTCCTCTTGCCAATGCCACAAAACCCTGTATCTGTCTAAATTCTTGATGTGTTAATGAAACAAATTCCAATGTGGCTTTCCAAGTTGTGGTTGCCGCACTGGCTCTGATCACTCTGCCTGAATTGGTTTTTGTGATGGCAGTTGTGGTCTCTTGTCTAAAATTGATTGCTTTGAATCCAATCTGATTTACATTGGATAAGATTGATGATGTGCCGTTAAAAAATCCTATGCTTGCCATTAGTTAGTAACCCCCACTTTTCCTCTTTGGTTTAATGCTGAATTAATTATGCCCACAATGGTTGATCTTCTATCAACTAACAGTTCATCAAACCCTGCGGCATCCACTGTGTTGATGTTGAAGTTCACATTGACATCTCCACCCATTGGTGAACCTGTGGATGAATCTGCTTGTGGCATCATGTTGTTGGGCACTATGGTGCCTGATTTGTTTGGAACAAAAAGTTCTGGTCCTTCTTCTCCCACAATGTATGGTGAACCACTTTCTACTGGACCACCATCTGCTCTAAATCCTGGAATAGGTATACCACCTGTAAAGAACATCAGTATGGCTCTCAATCCAATTTCTTTTTGTAATTCTCTGTTTAATTTTTTCTGAGCATCCACCTGTTTCATTGTGCCATTTACCATGTCAATGCCAAATATTTTTGCGAATTTTTCCAAGATAGGTTGAACAACCAACAATCTGATTAAACCACCTACTAATTCTCGCATGATGGCATTTCCTATGTCACCCAATGCTTCTTGTAGAGTTTTAGCACCAAACACCACATCAGTCAACGCCGACTCTGCTGTTGTGGCAAAGGCTTGCGTAGCACTTAACAATGTGTCTGAAATGATAACAGCATCTGAATACTTTTGTAGCATTTGTTCTAAATTGTCTGTGTAGGTGTCCAATGCTTTGTTGACAGTTTTCAGTGCTTGATCGGTTTTAGGAAAAGTCCTATTCATTATTGCGGTTTCTCTGTTTGCCGCCGCCTGTTCTATTGCTTGTTCTTTTAAAAGTTCGTTGACTGTTTTGCCCACTCCTTCTTCAAAATCACCCATGGCATTGTTGAAGTTTGCCTGTTTCTCAGCGGCCTCTGCCACTGTGTCACCAAGATCTTCCGCTGACATTTGCATATCACCCAATGCTTTGATAACTGGTTTTGATTCTCTGAACATGGCCTGAAAGCCTGCTCCAGTTGAATCAAAATCTGAATTCAATTGGCTGAAATCGTCATGTATGTGATCAGTTTCTTTTTGGACTTCTTTGAAGAACCCAATCAGTTTCTCTCCACCAATCACAATGGCACCCAGTGCTTCTGCTAATCCTATGAACAGTTTAACAACGCCTTGCAATATTACCCCACCCAGTCTACCCAATGCCGCAATGGTTTCTTCGTTGTTTTCAATGAATGATGTAAGTTCTGCTGTGGTATCTTTTAATACTGGTGATAATCCTTGTCCAAACTCATTGGCTGAATTTTTTAGTGCAATTGATAAGTTGGAAAATTGTGTGGATAAGTTATCAACCACATTGGCAGTGGCACCACCAAAGTCTGCTCTTAAACCTTTGGATAAAGCATTTAGGATTTTCTTTGAACCTTCTGCTGTTTTACCAACTTCTGATATTTGTAATCTTGCTAATCCTAATTGTTCTTCCAAT